TTTTACAGGCACCCTTCGGGGTGCCTTTCTATATGCGGACATTTAGCTCAGCAGGTCAGAGCAGCCGGCTCATAACCGGTCGGTCCTGGGTTCGAGTCCCAGAATGTCCATCAAATAACGCGGGATGAAGTAATGGAAACTTGCAGATCTCCTAAGTCTGAAATGATGGTTCAAATCCATCTCCCGCTATTTATGAAAGGATAAGGTATGTTAAGAAGTTGCAAATACTGCGGACGGATTCATGATAGTAAATATCAGTGTAGCAGTAAGCCGGTACGCAGGAAGATACGGACAAAGCAGAATAGTTTTCGAAGCACCGAGGCATGGAAGCGAAAGAGCCTGGAGATCAGAGAGCGGGACAAATATCTGTGCCAGATTTGTATGCGAAAGCTGTACGGAACCACACAGCAATATAACAACCGGGAAATAGAAGTACATCATATTGTACCAATAGCAGAAGACTGGGACGGAAGGCTTGACAATGACAATCTTATTTCATTATGTGGTAGGCATCATGAGATGGCCGAAGCCGGGAAGATATCGCAGGCGGAACTGAAAGAGATTGCCAGGCAGCAGGAGGATGAAATGTAATCCCCCCCCGCCTAAAAAAATCTGAAAATTTTGACTTTTTTACGACCACATATGCCCACAGATTTATAATAAATTCCCACATCAGCGTTTTTATTCTTGACGGAAGGAGGGAGCACAATGCCAACAGCACCAAAGTCTGCAGATATTATTCGGATGGAAGGAAAATCACACAGAACCAAGAAAGAACTCCGGCAGCGTGAACAGGCAGAAAAGGCTCTGCTTACAGGGATTCCGCTGAAAGAACGGCAGGAAGTGAAAGACAATGAGATTGCACATAAGGAATTTCTTCGACTGAAAAAGCTCCTTGAAAAGATCAATAAATTCGATGATATGTATGGAGCTGTGATAAACAGATACTGTATTTTATATGCAGAAACGAAGGAATTTGAGGAAAAAAGAGACCAGTTTTATAAACAGTTATGTGAGTTTCAGAATGAAAAAGACGATATGCTTATCAACAGAGAACTGACGCGGAAAGAATATTACGGCATTGAAGCTTCCATGCAGAAAAGTCTGGTATCTATGGATCGGCAGATCCAGGCAAAAAGAAGAATGCTGGCAGAGATTGAGAAAGAAAACGTTATGACGATCGCAGCATCCCTCAGATCTGTTCCGAAGAAACCGGAAAAGAAAACCAATCCACTGAAAGAAGCGTTGGGTGGATGAAAGAAGGAAAAGCATACAAATATGCCGTATGGTGTTCCACGGAACAGGAAGGAAAAGTTCCGAAATATGTTAAGAAACAGGCGGAAAGCTGGTTACATATTGCGGATGGGAATGATGAGGATGCTTATGTAGATGAACAGGAGTATGAAAAAATATGCAAATTACTAAAATTAATGGTCCACCCGGATCTTAGATGCAGTATTTATGATGGCCTGGAGGATTATGCGTGGCTTATGATCGTAGCCGGGCTGTGCACATATTGTCGGAATTCGGAACAAAGAAGCCGGTTTTATGTAACGATTCTTCTTGAAATCGCACGAAAAAATTTTAAAACATTCAATTCGGCAGTGATATTTATCCTGCTGATGCTTACAGAACCGGATTTTTCCCGGTTCTTTTCTGTTGCGCCAGATTTGCAATTATCATCGGAACTGAAAAATGCCATCCGAAAAATTATAAAAGTTTCGCCAGCATTATACGATGAGGATGAACCAGCATTTAAGGTCTTGAGGAGCCAGATCATATGTCTGCTCAATGAAAATGAATATACGCCGCTTGCATACAGCCAGGACGGAATGGATGGAAAACTGGCAAATGCGTATCTGGCAGATGAAGCAGGAGCATTGGATGATTATCCGGTAGAAGCAATGAGATCTTCACAGATTACCTTGTTTAATAAACTTGGAATTATCATCAGTACACAGTATCC